TGCTAGTGCAAGCGTTGCTGTAAAACCTTCTTTGCCACCAATGTTTATTGTTTGACCATCGCCACCTGATTTAATAACTTTATCAGTAAGATTTGATTGTTGGTAGGTTTGTCCTTTTGAAGTGTCATATCCTAGTGCTTCTGCCTGTTCTGAAGTTAGTGTTGTAAATTTTTCTTGTGCTTTAGGTATTGCAGCAAGATTAACACTTGATATACTTTCATCTCCAAATGGCCCTGTAGAAACAACCTTTGCACCTGCCATGCCTGGCACATCTGTTATAGGTTGTATTTCTTGTGTAGGTGCTAATGCACTTCCTAAAATTGCATTTGCAAGTTGTGCGTTGCTTGATTCAGTGGCTGTTGTTGGCAATAAAGCTGATATAGTGCTTTTTAGTTCTGGATTTGTAATATTACCTAAAATACTAGCACGATTTGTCTGCAAGTTTTCTTGGCGAGTTGTTTCCTGCCCCTCTAGCTTATCTAAAGCCTTCTTCTGCAACATTGCACCTACCAAACTTTGAGAAAGCCGTCCTATACCCTCGAGAGGTGTTCTTACACTGCCACCTCTAGCACCTTGTTGCATTAAAGAACTTGCAAGTGTGTTTCTTGGGTCTAGCTGAAAAGCCTTGTTTAAATCTTGAAACCTAAATGATGGCCCTTGCCCTTGCCCCTGTACCATAGGTTGTGCCATTGGCTGTTGCATGGGCTGTGCTAATGGCTGTATGTTTGCAGAAGGGTTATTTAAAGGTGCTGAAAGTTGTCTCATTGTTGGACTCATAAGAGCCTGATTTAATGTTAATCCTGTTGTCATTCTTTACCTCAACTTAAAATGTATGCAGAACCGAGTGACCCTGCCAGATCAAATAAACCACCCATGCCAGAACCATAATTAGCCATGCCTTGATTATATGCGTTATTTGCACCGCTCATTGCCAACTGATTTGCACCTAATGTATTAACTGCACTTGGAGCAAAGAATGTTGGTTGCTGTATTTGTGGGCCACCAAGTAAGGCTGCTAGTTCATTAAAACCCTGTCCTCTTAAACCAATACGTTCATTAAGTTGTGCCTGCCTTGCCATGTTGCTTAAATCATTTGCTCTTAACTGGTCAGCTATAGCCTGATTTCTTGCTTGTAAAGTCATGCCAAATGTTCTTGAAGCCTCTGCACCTCCTGCAACATCGGCTGCCTGTGCTAGTCTTTGTGTCTGTTCAGACTGTTGTGTATCTAATCTGTTTGTTGCCTGATTAAAAGCTTCAGAGCCAATAGGTATGCCACGATTAGCAAGGTTCTGTGCCAGGTCTTCTTTTTGTCTTGTAAACTCTGGCTGTAGCAATCCCAACTGTCTGTCAAAAACAGATTTTGTTACCTGCTTTCTGGTATCTTCAAAATCTGTCGGTAATGCAGGTAAGTTGGTGGCATCCTGAAATGAATATTCTGGTAAACCTTGCGTAAAATCAAATGGTGTCTGTGCTGCTAACTGATCGAACTGTTGACCTGCTTCAGTAGCTAAACCGACTCCTAAATTTTCCTGTAATCCTCTCAGATCACTTTGAAAAGGTGTCTCCTGTGTAAATGCAGCAGCCGTACCTCCCTCTGGCACTTGCCCTTGTACAAACTGCCCCTGATCTCCTACGCTTCCAAATAGCAGATTACCATAAGGCGTAAACTGTGTAATCCTATTCTGTGATGCATCAGTAGCTATTAACTGATTTGGATCAGGCACTGGCGGTGCTGATGGTCTTGACTTTCCCATAATTATTTCCCTTTATATTCAACCATTTACAATCATTTCTTAACATACCAAGTAATACGGCATCATGTGGTGGAAACATTTGTCTTAGTTTCCCTTCATGTTTAAAACCAAGTCTCTTGGCTAACTTTATGGATTTGTTATTATTATCTCTGACTGTCACTAGTATTCTATGGCAGTTACATTGCTTAAAAGGATAAGCAAACAGGGCATAGAGTATTGTTTTATTTGCCCAGTTTTTATCTGTGACAGCTATGCTTGCTTCAATCTGTCCATCTCTTAAATTATGATAAACAACTCCTGCTATAAGTTTTTGATTTTTAATAATTCCTATAGCCTTGCAATCATGGAAACTGATGCCAGGTATCTTTGATTGTAGCCATGCAGAAACATAGTCATCTCTGTTTAATAATAACTGTATCATTGCTGTCCTTTTAAGAAGTACGCAAACCATGCAACAACCAATAAACCGCTAACAATAACAATAACCAATATGGCAATCATTATGTTTCTAACTAGTTTTTCTAAGGCTTTCTTCTGTTCTTCTTTCGCTTCTTTTCTTTTCTTTCTTGCCTCAGACTGATATTTGACCCAATCATTGTACATACCTGGGCGGCCGTATAGCTGTAAAATTTCACGAAGTTCTTCTCTCTTCTGAGAAATTTCTTCAAGATGGATAAACTCCTCGAAATCGCCATTATCTTTGCCCAGAAGCTTACTGAACATACTATTTTTTTTTGCGTTTGCTCTTTCTCTTATATCTTCTTCAGCAGTTACAAACTTTGCTATTGATCCTGCTGCTTTGGATAGATCATGCCCATGAGCAATGGTCGTTTTTATTGTGGCTATAGCACCATTAATAATGGCCAATTCTGCAAGCATCTGTTCATCTTTCTAACTAATTTTAGTTAAGATATAAAACAAACAAACTTGCAGCACTGCCTAATACAGTCACTGTGCTTGTAAGAATAAGTCCTTCCATTCTGAAGAGCCTTCGCTCAAATCGTTCTAATTGTGACAAGATAGACTGATAGCGTACTTCACATTCTCTTTCATGTGACCGCAGATCACTCTCAACAGTTTGCACAGACTTTCTTGCCATTACTCAGCAGCCTGTGGTGTTTCTAATTCTTGCTTTAAAGCGTTGTAATAGGTATTTTTTGCTGTAACTAATTGCTCTAAATCTTTCTGTGCATTTACAATTTTAGTCTGTAAATCATGGCAATGTTCAGCATATGACCTGGCTTTATCTGACAAATCATCAAGTTTATATTCTTCGTTATCTATTGTAATTTTGCTCATTTTATCTCCTAATCTGTCCAAGCTGTAAACTGTCTTACACCATATTGAACCGCAACCAGTTTTGTTTCACTTACACTAGAAAATGTTATATCCTCCTGTGCGATTCCAACAATCATACAAAGTTTATCTGCTTTCATTCCAATACCTGCTGTTGAACTTGTAGTAATTCCATCACCAACAGAAATGTTACCCTTCTCTCCATTACAAATTATGTGACCATCACCTAATACTGCGGTTTGATGAAGATTATCTTTATATGTACCGTCTTCATCTGCTTGTTCAGGCATATCACCACAATATGCTCCTAATACTTTTTTTGAATATGCACTACTAGATTTTTTAACAAGATAACGAATACCTCTTGATTGTTCAGTTCCATTTCTATTTTTTGCATAATATATTTCATCTATTTCAACTAAAGTTCCATAGTCATAGCCGCTTGACGTATCTGCATTTGGTAAAGATATTTCGTGATGTGCAGTAAAAGCACCATAAGAAACAGTGCCACCTGAGAATGTTATGCTACCTTGTCCACTGCCATTACCATCATCAAAAGATAAAGCTGTATTAGTTCCTGAATTATCATCAGTACCACATTGTATTATCATTCCCTTTCTATTGGTATTGTTACCATCATTTTTAATATGTAATGCTTGACTTGTTGTGTCGCAACCAAATTGTTCCCATCTACCATTATCGTGTATTTTAAAAAGGGTTGTGCCATTTCCTTTACCACCAAAAACCCATTCATCGGCACTATGGTCATACGCAATATACCCAGCTAATCTGTCATTGCCACTATTGCCACTGCTAAAATTTATACCTGAATATCCAGAAGCTGAAGTTACAAATGTCATTCCAGTAAGGGCATCACTAGGATTACCAACTATTAAGTTATCTGCTTCATTAGTAACAGCATAAGCAACATCATCCATGCCGATTAAAACAGAATCATTACCACCATCTACAAACAATGCGTGAGTCTGACCATTTGACTCAACTCTAAAGTCTACATCAGCACTATCTTCATTAAATACTGCTCCACCTGCTACATTTAAAACTCCTGCAACACTTGTTGTTGATGCTACACCTGCTCCTATTGTAACATCAACTTCACCATCTGTAGCGTGTTCACCTTCCAAAACTAACCCTGCTGTTAATGCTGTATTTGTGCCATCACTTTCTGCAACAAAGAAAGATAATTTTCCTGCTTCATCAGTTTCATCAGCTTCTGATACTTCACCAACTATTTTTGCAAAGGCTGTCTGGTTTTGTCCTGCATCATCGCCATAAAAAGAAATTGTTCCAAGATCATCTCCATCTGCACCTGCCGCACCTTTGTCCATAACAAAACGCAACTCACCTGCTGTTGTGCCATTATGAGTATTTTTAATTTGCACAATCGGTTCATCAGTTGTGTTGTCAGTTATGATTAATGATGGTGTTGCTATAGTAACAGCAGTTGAGGCTGCTATATCAACAGTTGGTGCTGTTAGTTCAATTTCTGTATCAGCTACTACATCTAATTGTCCATCACCAGATGAATTAATAAATATAGCACTGTCTCTAAGCTGTATTTTTTTATCAGTAGGTACACTTAAACCTAATGTAAAAGGTATCATAGCTGTCAAAGTCTGTGTTCCATCTTTCAAAATACAGGTTGTCAAACCAGTAGCAATGCCATCAAACTCTGCATCAGTACGCGATGCGGATATTTTAATCCCTGCATCTCGGTCTGTTGTCCAATCATGTAGTCTTGAAAATGTTCCTGATGAAAACGCCATTAAATCGGCCCTCCTGGTAATATGTGATAATTAGCACTTATAAAACTGATTGCCTGTGTGCTAGATGATATTTTTAATCTTAATGAAATTGATCTGCCCATTTTATTGGTAACTTTACGTCTTTGTGTTATGGCACTGCCTTCAGCATCTGCCCAGTGTTCTTCATCCCACTCTGCCTCATCCCACGTAGCTAAATCAGTTGTGAATTGTGCAGGTGTCAGATCAAGCAATGTTGTCGGTTCATGGTCAACAGCAACGCCAAATGAAAAGCTTATATTACTCACAACACCTTCTAACATTGGTGCTACTGAAGAAAACTTTTTAAGACTGCCTCTATCGCCAAAATAATTAAATGCTGTTGCTATATCTCCAACAATGGCATCTGTACCATCTGCATTGCCTGTTATCTTATAAACAATGCCTGATGCACCACCAAAGAATACATCTCCATTAAACTGCCCCCAAACCCTTGCAGGTATGTTTTGAAACAAACACCATGCGTTAATAATAGGATTAAAAACAAACTGATTATATAGATCGTTTGAGTTTCCAGTTGGAAAGTTAATAAATATTTTATCGCCTTTAGGATCAATAAATATCTGCCAACCTGTTGTTGTTCTGGTTTCTTTAACCTGTGCTATTACATCGCCTCGTATTTTCTCAGATAATGCGACAGCCTGCGTTCCTATTCTGTCTCTGTTAAATACCTTTGATAGTGCCACAACACCTTCTGATGTTATAACAGCTACATCACCGCCAAACTTTGCTGCACCTCTAATTTCATTTACAGGCTCTGCAATTCTGAATGATCCATTTAATGAAAAGCCAGAACTAGGATTGTCACCTGAATAAACAAGTACAATGCCAGAATCCATTATAAATGCTATTAAATCATCTGTACCTTCACCACCATCTATTGTCAGTGTTTTTACCTGGATAAGATTGCCGCCAATATCGTCAACAAGACCTAAATTAAAAACTGTAAAATTGCCCTGAAAGGTATCGACTGTGGCAGAATAATAAAACTTTTGCTCATCACCTCTAAAATAATAAACTCTGTTTTTGTGTACATGAACGCCTTTTAAACTGTCAGCACTTGTACTGTCCGATAATGTAATTGATAAATCAGCCGCAGATGAGCCATCCCATGAAAAAGGTGTATCAGTGCCATTAACAAATAAAGTTCTGCCATTAAATGCCGCTGTTTGAAATCTGCCGTTTGACAGACCTGTTTTCTTTGATACGGCAGAGCCAGTATTTATTTGATACAATGTACCATTTGAACCAACTGCTAATAATTGTCTATTACTTCCTGCATTATGTTCAACTAGTGTTTCTACATCTCCTGATCCAACACCTGTACAGAATGATGAGTAACCATCTCTGAGTGTAATTTTTCCCACTGTAGGAAACATATTTGTCAAGGTAATTGCATCTAGTGGCTGCATATTATCAACAGAGTCACGACTGTTTAAACCGCCAATAGGAGCAGGAACTGATGTAGATTTTACCTTAAATCTGTTTGCTGTTCTAAGTGGTTGCAACATTAACTAAGGCCGTAATTACCATCAGATTGATATGGCCCTACAATAAGTTTTCTTGCATCGTCTAATTGCAGTACAGGTGAAGAACCATTTCTTGCAACAGCTTGTCTTACCTCTAACTGATATTGTTTATAATCTTCACCATATTCTAAACCATGTGCTGCTTTAAAACGCCATGTAATACCCATTTCCATAGTTGTTTCATCAAGTATGCCTGTATCTGTGTCTGCTGTCCAAACTGCCTGTCCACTACCACCAGATGATTGACAGAATTGTGTTGATACATATTCAAAGCCAATAGTCTGTGTTGAGGATGGTGTAGGGTCTAGTTCAAACTTTAAAGCATTTGATGCAGCTTTTAATCTAAACTTTTCTGTTGT